AAGACAGGGGGGGTGAACGCTGGTGCTAAAAAAACCCCTGCTGAGCGTGAGCCCTTTGATGAATTACAACGCTTACAACAAGCGACCATGTTCTCCATGTTCATCGCTTGGTCTGGTGCTTTAGATACAGGAATGATGTGGTCTACTGTTGATGCTGGTTGCTGACAGTAAGTGCATGTCCACTGATCACGAGATAACACCAATAGTCTTACCTTTCGATAAGACCTTGTATCTCTAGGGTCATTACTCTTCAATGCCAATTGTATTTCTTCCAATGATCTAAGGCAGCGCATGTATCTGGTTGCCCATCTACTTTGCCATAACGATGTGCTATGTAAGCCAATCCCCAGTCTATCTGTTGCAATGGTGTAGCTGTAGCCAAGTACTTACTTCTACCCTGAGGGATACCATAATGACTACCTGAACGCGCTTTATAATTCCAAGCGCTTTCTTTTCCATAGAGTGTAGATATACATTTGTAATGGTCTTTAGTTAGTTGTGCTTTTGCATACTGCTTTGCACTCATTTCTTCATATGGTGCAGCAGCAGATGCGGGCAAACATAGAGCTGCCCCAATAGCTAAACTAGCGGTCGCGAGCAGTCGGCTGAAGCCGCTCGCTAGCGAGTTATAGCGTACTCGACGTGTCAAGTTAGAGCGTGAATCTTGGGAGTTTCGTGTCATTTATCTTTACCCCATCCTTTGCCCTTGAAGATTGCAGCTGTTGGTTGGTATAGGCGAATCATTACTGACTTACACTTGCAATAGACTGCTTCACCTAAATCAGTGATGGATCGTGTAACTTCCTTAGTCTTATTGCATGACATACATTTGAACTCATAAGTTGGCATTATCTGACTCTTTCTTCTAGGTTATGAAGCGCCCTAACGTTTTCATCTCCCAACGCGAATAACATACATCCCATCATTATTGAACGTTTTGAACCATCGGTTTGTTCAAACTTTAGATTTACTGGCATTGGTGTAACGCCATCCGCAATGTTCCATAAACGATTGAACCATTGTGATTTAGCCATGGGCAATAAAGCGATACCATTGTCATGAGCAATAAACTTATCCACCCAAGGAGTTGGTTTTGAGTATGGAGGATTCATCCAAACACGACCAAGCCAAGGACTCGCAAGCCCATCATCAACAAGAGAGTAATGACGATCAGCAGGAACTAGACCTGTACCACCTATGGGTGCGCATACATCTAAATCAAATCTAACGCCCAACACGTTGAATATCCATGCTGGCGTATATTGTTCATCGTTTGCCATTTCTTTCATCCTCTATTCTACATGTGCTACATATTGCAGTAATCCATGAGCCGCATTGCTTACACCTGTCGATTTGTAAAGACTGCTCTGAATATCCTGCTTTGAGCAATAGCGAGACCAAGTCATCGAATCGAAGCATTGCCCCGTACTCCGATGCGACTTCCCCTTGTCCATTGAACCGCATGACAACAATCGGCAATTCCCCAACAACCGATCGTTGCTTGACTTGGTCTAGCCATGCCTTAGGTTGGAAAGCAGTGCGAGCTTTGATTTCGAGGTCGAACGGAACCCCAGTGACATCCTTGCCCTGCCTTCCAGCCCCAGCTGACTCAGCATGTTCCCACCACTGAGCCAGATACTGTGCAACTACTCGCTGTGTGCGATAGCCACGATGTTTCCTGCTTTGATTAGCCATTGACCACTACCACCATAGATGGAAATGGAGCGCTGGCCTTGCCCGCCCCGAACTTTACTCGACCACGAATGAAATGCAACTGAGTAGCAGTCAAGCAATAATCATGAAACCATTTTGTGTCAGTCCTAGATGGTAAAAGCAACACAACTGCACTGTCGTGCTTGTGTGCCTTCTCCAACCAGTTGATAATTCCTCTACCGTAAGGTGGATTGATCCATGTGTTGCCTAGCCATTGCCCTTCTAAACCATCACGCCTGTCCTCATCTGGATGGTCAAGACCGAACCATTGAGATAACTTGTGATTAGTGCTAGAAGCAGCAGCATCTGTTACAAATGTGAAGCGTTTGTTCCATTCATCGAATAGATACTGAGGTGTAGCCCAATCATCCGTTTGTGCTACAGGCATGTATGCAGTCATCCATTGACCGCATGACACTTGACACATTGCCAGACTGTATAGACAGGATTATCTAAGTCCACGTCAATTCTAATGTCAGTAACTAACACTGGCACGTTACACATTTGACAAGTAATCCACTGCTCAGGTTTAGCATATGGATCATGTACTACATCCTTCAAGTAATGGTCACCTAAGACAATAGGTGGCATGTCCTCACCGTCGCGAAAGACTTCGATATATCCCATAAGTGGTTACTTCTTATCCCATTTGGCTGGACATTGTTCTGCTCTAGGTGCGCCATTAGCTGCGCATACCCAACCAGAATACTCGCCCTTAGCATTGACACCAATCTTGCGTTGCATTTCTCCATGCTGACACATAGGTGCAACTGGCACTGGCTTAGCGCCTAGTTCTGCCTGAACCAATGCAATTGCTTGCGCAGCTTGTGTTGGTTCCTTGACCTTTTTGTCACCGTAGATTTCCCATGTCGATGCAAACGATGCTGCATCTACTTCTGGTACAACTACAAGTGGTACAGGATGTTGTACAACTTTTGTCATTTCTTCCCTTGAAGGGCGTTTGCCTTTAGCTGCATAACCAGCATTGGCTAAACTGCGCCCAATCGAGGACGTTTCCGCATTTTCTAGAGCTGACGTAGCATTAACGCCACGATCTGATATAACTTCAAACGCAAGGCCAGTAGCCCAAGGATGGGCATCAGCAAAAGTGCGATAGATACTCGTGAACACTATGAATCGTGTAGCTGTTGATTCGAGCAGTTCTGTGTATATACGACCATCTGGATAATCTTTCCAGAACTTCTCCAGCCGTTCTTCTACTGGTTCATAATCTTCAAGATTGAATGCCACTTGGTAACTCCTCTTGGCTTAGTAGTGAATCGACCTGCTGTGTAAGAGGCCAATGTGTGCCGTCTGGCCATAGGGAAACTTCGACCGCGCAGTCAAAACAATAGTGTCGCTTTATGTTTTTTGACTTAGGATGAACACTAACAACGGTATAAACTGCTTGCCTTCTTCCCTTCTCAAACTCTGTGCCCCAATGCGCTTTACAATAATCACACCAGATACCGGCTTTTGTTTTAGTAACTGTCAAGGTCATCCCAATCAGTTGATGCAATTTGTCCAGCGATTGCAATGTAAGCCGCGCAGTCCTTGTAACTGTCCTCGTGGAATGGCGACTCGACAAGCCTTGCGACTTTGACGAGTGCCATACAGATTGCGACTTGATTAGGTTCAATCTTCCAGTCGAGGTAGACACTCCAGAGTCTGGCAATACGAAGGTGATTGAGAGCTGGTGTGCCGTAGTCGATACCTCTATTGAGGATAAGGTCTTTTGCGTCGTCAAGGATTTCATTAGCTTTCATTCTTGCCAGAACGCTTGTCGAGAGATATTGCGACCGCGTGTGTAACCTTCGCGCTTACCATCTTTGAAGCCTTGCCAGTACCATATGAAGTTTGCCATTACAAAAAATGACAATGCTGCTATTGCTTGTATCCAGTCCATCATGCACCAACCTTTTCAGTGATCCATGATGGTGTTAGGTAGTTGGTAAGCAAGATGTATTCATCCATTGCGTCATCATAAGTCTCTTGGAAAGGAAATCCAAGATTGTTTAGGAAATTCTTGCCCAAGATGATTGATGGTCTATCAGCAAACCAATAAGCAATTTTCCAATCAAAGGTTATGCCGTCATCAAAGCGATCATCTTGTGAAGCCCAGTCAGTACCAGCCCATAGCATTGATGTGCTTGCTAGTTTGTCAAAGTCTTTCTCTGTAACTATCATTGTTAGCCCTAGTCTGTGACGATTCGTTCGACCTTCACACCTTTACGGTCTCACATAAGACAGACATTTCCAAGTACATTATGTAACGAAATGATAACGTTTTAGCGAGCCTTACCGTAGCGCCTACCACCGACAAGGAAAGTGCCATCTTTTTCTATATAGATTAGCTGCACGTTCACACGCTTACCATCAGTCTCAATCGTGGCAAAGGCTTGTTGCCAATTAGCCGTTCCCTTGGTGTATCCAGCCTGCTTGAAGTTCATTAGGTTGCCTACTTCGACACCATGGATAACACGCCCTAGAACGCCACCAGAGGCCTCTGTGAAGGCACTACGCCCTGCCCTATGAGTATGTCCACATATGACGCTCTTGCCATGCCTACGCGCTGCGCCAAGGGCTGTAAGGCCTGCGTTAGGGTTCATGCCCTGCTCGTCCCCATGGATAGCAATCCAATTAGGTGCAACAGCCATTGGCTTTTTATGGAATGTAATTCCTAATTCATCTAGCTGCATGAAACGTTCAAACTTCATCTCAGGTAATGACAAGAATGCCGGTATCTTCTTCATAATTACGTTGTATAGCCGGTCTGTGTGGTTAGATCTAATCATGTCTGTTACTTGTAAGTCGTATAGTGTCTGAACAGCAAGGTCGCGATCTTCTCCAAGAGTCTGCTCGTACCAGCCTGGTGTTCCTTCTGTCCATCGTGAGATTTGTGGTAAGTCGATTTCGTCGCCAATCGTGACGACTTTGTGAGGCTTCCAAGCGCGGATAAACGCCCCAAGGTTTTTGACTGCGACCTCATCATGATAGGGAACCTGTAAATCTGAGACGACTACAGTGCGTTGAATCATTCATCCTCATCATCTTCATATGGGAT